AACAAACAAACTGCACTGCAAGAGTCTGAAAGCACTAACTATGTTATTGGAGTGATGTCAGACTCTCTTGATTATGATGCACTACCAAATTTATAAGGAAAATAAAATGAAAGCAATTGTATGGTCCAAAGACTCCTGTCCTTTCTGCACTCAAGCAAAAGCACTGTTGGAATCTCGAGGCATCGAATATGAAGAACGCAACGTGAGCCAGAACTGGACACGTGAACAACTACTAGAAGCAGTACCAAACGCTCGCACAGTGCCACAAATCTTCTTGGATCAAGAACTTGTGGGCGGATTTACAGAACTTAAAAAGAAGCTAGCATAATGAATATTGAAAAAACACTGGGACAGGTTTGCACATTTAAACTCAACTCCGGAGAAGAACTGATTGCAAGAGTAGAACTGATTGAATACAATTTTATCACAGTAAGTGAGCCAGTTAGCGTGGCACCTGGTCCACAAGGGCTTGGTCTCGTGCCCAGCGTGTTTACTGCAGAACGCAAGAGTTCCGTCACACTAAATATTAACAATGTTGCAATCTATGCACTCACTGATGAAGAAGTCAAAATGAAGTATATTGAAGCACCCACTGGTATCAAAGTACCAGAAAAGAAATTGATACTAGGATAACATGCCAGCAGTACAACGACAGGGAGATGCAAACTCAGCAGGGGGAGTAGCCTCAAGTGGTGTGGCTTCTGTGCGAGTCAATGGTCGGCCTGTGGTTGTGCCCGGTATTTCTGTAACACCTCATGCATTTTGTGGTCGACAAGGAGGTGCCAAACACTGTTCAGCAACTACCAATGGTGGTTCAGCAACTGTAAGGGCCAGCGGCAAACCCATCATAAGAACTTCATCTGATGTAGACACCTGTGGTCACGTTCGATCAGGCGGCAGTCCCAACGTTAGGGTAGCATAATGGCACAAGGCGTATTAACCCCATTGCAACTCACAAGCGGTGCAGGCCTGTTACAAAACACTGGAATAGCAATCAACAGTGTGTTTTCAGGTGCAGTACAGCAATATGAAGCCATTGCACCCATTGCCAATCTGTTGGCCACACTGAGCCTGGCCAATGATGCTAACTTGGCCAATGCTACTATTCTGAGTTTGCAAACTCTAGGAAATTCAGTATGTCCTGCATTGGGTGACAGTATCCCTGCTGCGTCAGCCAACACTGCACCGTTTCCTGTGGGCAACAGCCTGGGATTTTTAGGATTTCTAGAAACTGTGGGCAACACACAACTAGGCTCAGGCGATGTGGGAAAATTTGCACAGGCATTCTCAGCAGCACAAGGATATGTGGGACAAGTTAATCTGTTCATTATCAGTGCAGCCAACGCCAACGAATATCTTGGTCCAACATTTACCAACCTTGACGACATGATCACTGGCGATCTCACCAAGGTGTCGCTGGCGTTGCCTGCACTGGGCGCAGACCTTTTGAACTTGGGTTTTTTGATTTCTTTGCCTAATATTGTCAATCTTGGGGAACCGGCATCGATACTTCAGCAGTTGGCCGCTGTGGGCAACATGGGCAACAGCACACTACCGTGCGTGGATGTTGCGTTGCGTTCAGCGGGACTCGATACACAAGACATCATTGATCTGATCAGTAACAATCGAGCCAGTTTGTTCAATCCCAATGGATTAAGCACCAACCAATTTGACCGACTGCAACAAAAAGCCTATCGGGCTTTTACTCTAGTCGGGGGCGATTGCTTGGAAGAGGTAAAAGCAGTGTTGGGAGTTAATTTACCACTAGCAGATATGGCCGACCTGTTGAATCCCACTCAGATTTTGCCCACAAGTTATCCTACATTGAAGTTTGGTGATCAATTGATCTATGCACCAGACTCTTCGGTCAACTCAAGTATCAGTCAAGAACTCAATGCAACCACAGCCTCGGGCTGTGACGAATTGGGTAAAATTATACCTCCTGACCAGGCCGTGGCCAACAAGGCCCTGCAGTATCAACTACAGCAGGTCAGTGGTATTCAAAATCTAACATTGCCACAGTTGGCAGCCATACTGGTATGACTTTAGAAACTCTAAAAAATCTGCCATTAGTTGAGACTCAAACTCAGCCTATTACTGATGCAGTAAAAAATTTTTACGCCAACACATTTGCCGGCGGCTCGGGTCCTGATGGCACATACTTGATCACTGACTTTTTTGGCACAGCAGCTGGAGTTCCTGCTGTGGATGTACTGCCTCAGGTCAACACTATCTTGGCTGCAAGAGTCGCAGACGGAACGCTGACCGCACTGTCTGCAGTGTATGCCAACATGCTGGGCACAGTCAACGGATCGTTTGGAGATCCTGTGTCAGGTCCAGTGGTTATTCCGTCTGGTCCCGGTGCTGGAGCATATACTAACGCCGAGGACGCCATGGTCACACTGATTCCATTGGCAGAGTCAGCCATTGCCACTGCAGCCGCAGCCATGGGCACCGATACTACAACTCTCAACAGTGCATTTGCTAGTATGGCCACACATGCCACTTCAGAAGTGGTCAACCAAGGCAAAGCTGCTATCAATTTGAGTGATCTCACAGCAGGTGATCAGACCAGTGTAATGGCCCTGATAACCAGTTTTACTGGTCTAGGCACAGACGTTGCAGTGGGACAAGCTGCACAGTTTTTTGAACTCATTGTGGACATCACCAGTGACACAGGTCAGGCCATCATTGGAGCCATGCGAGAAGGCCGCAATCAAGTGCAGCTGGCCGCTGCAGGCGTCAACGGCTATGACATTGTGCCCGACCAACCAGAAACTCCGCCACCTCTGGCACCACTTCTAGACAGTAGTTACACAGTGGTCGAGGCCGAATCAGCCAGTTGACCAAAATTGCCTGTGTTGTTGTTGTTGTTGTATTAAACATACAACGAACAATTGGCAATGCATACCGAATCAACGCTGGACAAAACTACATCCAGGCTTGATTTTTTGCAATTTGACCTAAATTAACACTTGTGCTATAATTAACACTTAAACAGCAACAAGGAGCACTGCATGACAGTACAAGAACTCATCAATTCTCTGCAATTCTTGGACCCTGCTGCTGAAGTACACTTTAGCTACAACTATGGCGACCACTGGCAGACGCAGGTTGCACCCACTGTGAACCGCGTGAATCTGGCTTTGATCAAGTACAGTGAGTATCACCGCATGGACAAACTCCTGGATGAAGACGAAATGTACGAAGATGAGGGCGACTTAGAAGATACACACCGCGTGGTAGTGCTTGGTTGACCAATATTCACCGATCTGCTATAATTAACACTTAAACAGCAACAAGGAGTTCTGGATGTCCACAGCAACTTATCAGGCACTTACTGAGCAAGAAAAACGCGAGGTTGGCATGTATGGCGTAACCGAACAGGGCATGCGCGAATCAGTGGAATCCAGCATGACTTTCCGCTTTAGTGGTCCTGCTATGATGGCCGCTAGTCTCATGAGCGATGCCCAAGAGATGATGGCGTATGGCCCTTATGACTCGGACACACTGGCCAACATCCAGGAAGATCAGCGTCAACTGCTGAATCGTGCCAAGTGGATCTTGTTTGAATATGTTATAAAAAACTAACAGGAGAATCACAATGATGCGACAATTGTTAATTGACCTTGCCCACGCCGCTGTGGTATATGCAGTGCCCTTGACACTGTACTGGACCTTGATAGGCTAAGGAGATTGTTTTGAACGACAAAAAAATTGATTTTAGTTGCCTGGGATTTACCACCTATCAGGTGTCGGACATGAACATTGTCATGAGCTTGATAACTCCGGAGCAGATCCAGGAATGGATGTTGGCAGTGGGTGCGGAAGATGTGACCTATGCCATTGGCCTGCTGGAACAGGCTGCTCTGGCCGAACTGGATCTTGTGACTGAAAACATGACACAGTTTCCTGAAGCAATGGCTGCAATTAGAAAGGTAATGTAATGGGACTAGACATGTACGCCTATGTGGCTGCTCGTGCAGGCCAGCAGGATGAATATGATGAACAAGAAGGTGATTGGGATCTGGAGACTCGCGAATGGGTCACTAAAGATCTTTTACCTAAACCACGTGAAATTGCCTACTGGCGCAAGCACCCCAACCTGCATGGCTGGATGGAACGACTGGCCGAATCAAAAAATCTAGAGTACGACTCATTCAATGGTGTTGAACTAGAACTGACCTGGGCAGACATTGATGCACTGGAGCAGGCAGTGACGCACAAGCAATTGCCAGCCACTAGTGGTTTCTTTTTTGGTCGCGATGCTGATGAAGAATACTACCAGGATGATCTAGCGTTCATCAAGACTGCTCGAACAGAATTGTTTCTTGGACTAAAAGTTTTTTACAATTCAAGTTGGTAACTCACGATGGCAGGTTGGAATACAATTCAAACAATTCGAAGGTTAGAAGAACGTGCAGAACTTCTTGACATGCGATTTACTGCCTACAAGAATGATGACCTATATGGTGAGAATGTGGCCTTGGTACCCAAGGACCTGGAAGCATTGCCAATCTACAGCCGTGATGCCACTTTGTTTGCTGGTTCACTAGAAGCAGCTGACAAGTTTATGCAAGGCATACTGTGGGCACGAGATTATGATAGAATGCTCAAGGTCAGCGATGTTGCAAAGCGTAAACGCAAAGAACAAGATGAACGCAACCGGCAAATGGTCAAGCTCTTGAAAAGTGAAAAAAATACACTAGTAAACAAATGAAGAAAATCTACTATGAAAAAATTGGACGGCGGTATCGGCCTGTGGCTGAGTATGATAGCGATCTTTTGGATAGTTTCCATCGAGGTAGTCACCTTGTCTGCGTATACCCCGGGGGTCAATCCCGTAGGTACAACGTGGAACCTAATTATGCCGCGTTGATTGCTGCAGGGCGTGTGGCCGAAGATGCTATCTGTCAGGCCTTACATAAGGCCAGTGAAATGCGGCCGGAACGCACACCTATTACTGAAGGACAGCGTAAGGCCTGGCGCAAGTTGGCCAAAGAATTTGGCGATGACCTGGCCACTCTGAACCTGGGTTGTGCTAGAGATTTGGCCGAAGTAGGTGTGCAGGCCATGCAGGCAGAAGCTGAAAAACTCATGAAGCATGCCAGTGTTCGTGCAGCCTACGATCAGTTTCAATTGGTATGTGCCCTGACCCGCTCGCAGGAGAACTTAAATAATGCATGACATCAACTTTGACAGCAATGAATTTTGGGAACGTCTGGTGGTAGCCGACTGGGTGCGCGACCTTGAATCCAGCGACAGTCGCCTGCACAAAGAACGAGTGATTGAAAAAGCCCTGATGGCATCACAATTGGGCAGTGCCGGCGCACAGAGTTTTTTGTTCAACTGCTATCTTGCATACAATCCTTTCTATGTTTACAATGTCAAGCAGGTAATTGAAACTGAAAATCTAACCAACCGTCCCAACCCGTGGCCCACGTTCTGGGCCTTGTGTGAGGACTTGCGAACTCGTGGAGTGACCGGACACGCTGCCAGGGACCGCATTGAACAGGTCAGCGAACTGTTTGACTCTGAACAATGGAATGGTCTGTGTCGACGAGTGTTGATCAAGGATCTGCGATGCGGCATCAGTGAGAAAACACTCAACAAGGTCTTGGGCAAAACTTCCTGGAAGATCCCCACCTTTACTTGCCAGCTGGCACAGGATTCCACTGATCGTCCGGCCAAGATGAAAGGTATCAAACGTCTGGAAGTCAAACTGGATGGCGTACGAGTGCTGGCAGTGGTTCAAGGTGCCAGTGTCACACTATACAGCCGCAATGGCAAGATTTTCGAAAACTTCCCACAAATTGCTGAGACTATTTTGGACAATCGCCGGGCATTCCAGTATGGCCGTGGCACAGGTGGACAGTTTGTGCTGGATGGCGAAATTGTGGGCGAAAGTTTTCAAGCCTTGATGAAACAGGCACAACGCAAGACCAATGCCAAAACAAAAGACATGGTATATCACATTTTTGATATCATTCCTTTGGACGCACTCAAAGAAGGCCATTGCAATATACAACAGCACAAGCGTATAGAATGGATTGAAAGTGCAAGATCCGTTCTTGACACCACTGATTGTTTGCGCATTATGCCTGGCATGAATGTGGATCTGGACACAGCCGAAGGACATGACGTCATGCAGCGTTTTGCTCAGGCCAGTGTGGAGCAAGGTTATGAAGGTATCATGATCAAGAATCTTGATGCACCTTACGAATGCAAGCGTAGTGATTTTTGGATGAAATGGAAACCCACAATCACAGTTGATTTGACCATTGTGGGTTTTGAAGAAGGAACTGGTCGCAATGCAGGCCGGTTGGGTGCTATAATTTACGAAGGAGTT